TGAGCGATGGCGAATTGGCGTGGACAAATGTTAATAAGCCATTAAGATGTGTTACTGTCAATCGTGCAAATCTTGGAAAAACAGTACATCCGACACAAAAGCCATTGAAGGTAGTTGAATTTTGCCTTGATTATGCAGGAGAGGGAGAAGTTGTACTTGACCTTTTCGGTGGCAGTGGTAGCACACTAATAGCCTGTGAACAGTTAAACCGCAGGTGCTATATGTGCGAACTTGACGAGCACTATTGTGATGTAATCCTGCAAAGATGGGAAAATCTGACAGGAAAGAAAGCAATCAGAATTAAAAGCGCGCGTGAAGAATAATGGGAAGAGGAAGACCCAAAATTGTAATTGATGAAAAGCTATTCAAAAAGCTCTGCGGTCTATTTTGCACAAAAGAAGAAATCGCAGGCGTGTTTGAGTGCTCGGAAGATACCATCGAAAGATGGTGCAAACGCACCTACCACATGAATTTTGCGGAGGTCTATAAAAAAGAGAGTGCATTTGGCAAAATGAGCCTCCGGAGGAACCAGTTTAAACTCTCGGAAAAGTCCGCAGCAATGGCGATTTTCCTTGGCAAGAACTACCTCGGCCAGAAAGACGTTGTTGAGACCGAAGACACCACAGTTATTGATAAACTTGAAAGCATCCTTGCAACAGCCAGAGCGCAGGCAGAAAGCGGGGAAGCTGACAAACTGGAGTATTTGAGCGAGGAAGATGTTATTCAGCAGGAAACAACAGGAGTACATCCGGAAGGCGAATAGCCGATGGAATATACAGGTTGGTGCGGTACGATCTGGAAAGTCATTTGTAGATATAGCACATGTGATTCCGGAAAGGCTTCGTGCGGTCCATGACAAAGACGGCCTGAATGTGATCCTCGGCGTCTCAAAGGAATCTGTTGAGAGAAACGTATTGCAGCCGATGCGGGAAATATACACGTCGGCCCTGGTCGGAACGATCAACAGCCGGAACATTGCGCAGGTGTGTGGCGTGCCGGTTTACTGCCTGGGAGCCGAGAAAGCGTCCCAGGTCGCAAAGATACAGGGCGCAAGCATCAAATACTGCTACGGTGACGAGATCGCCAAATGGAACCGTGAAGTGTTTGTAATGCTGGCATCGCGTCTCGATAAGGAGTATAGCAAGTTCGACGGGGCCTGCAACCCGGAATACCCAACACACTGGTTAAAGCAGTTTATTGACCGTGACGACATTGACAAGTACGTGCAGCGCTACACGATATTTGACAATCCATTCTTACCAAAGAGCACGATCAGGAACCTCTGCCGCGAATACTATGGGACCGTCTATTATGACCGGTACATACTCGGCCTATGGGCGCTGGCAGAAGGTCTGATCTATCCGATGCACGACGAGGCGCTTGTGTCAGAGCTTCCGCAGGGTGATCCGGATGATTGGGCGCTGTCCATCGACTACGGCACTCTGAACGCTTTTGGAGCTATCCTGTGGGCTTTGTACGGGGATACGTGGTACGCAGTCAAAGAATACTACTACTCCGGCAGGGACACAGGAACGCAGAAAACAGATCAAGAATATGCAGATGATATTTGCAACTTTGTTCAGCCGGTTCGAGAGTGGACCATAAGAGCTGCAGCCCGCGGAGCTGTGTACGGTGACTTTGAGATTCCGACAATCATTGACCCGTCTGCAGCGTCGTTTATAACGCTCCTGTCAAGGCGTGAGGGCTTCCGGGTCCAAAGCGCCAACAACGACGTTCTTGATGGCCTGCGGTGCACAGCCAGGGCCATGCGGAACGGTTATATAAAGATTCTCGACAAAAACAACCACCTGATAGAAGAGATGCAGGGCTATGTCTGGGATGATTCATCCGAGGAAGATCGTCCGGTAAAAGTAGCAGACCACTTATGCGTAACGGGTGACACGGTTGTAATGACGTGCAATGGCGAAAAGCCAATAAAAGATCTTGTTGGACAAACAGGTGTTGTTTGGAGCTTAAACACAAAAACGCTACAACCAGAAAAGAAGCAGTTCCGCAACGTTATGTGTACACAAAGGAAAGCCAAGATACTAAAGCTCACATTAAAAGACGGAAAGGTGATTCGGTGCACAGAAGATCACCCTGTTTTAACACAAAGAGGTTATATACCTGCAAAGTATCTGAAAGCAACAGATAAAATAATAGAAATAACGTATAGAGTGTAGTATAATAAAAGCAAAAAAAGGAGAAAATTATGCTACACGATATTCAATATTTTGATAACAACGACCTCGCATGTTATAACGGGTATTCATTCCGAAGAGATAAAAAAACAGGATATTATCTATCTTCAAAGCCGATCGGTAAAAGAAGGGTGCGCTTACATCGTTATATTTGGGAGACAGAATCCAACAGGCAGATACCGAGAGGATACGACATACACCATGTGGATGGAGACAAAAACAATAACCACATAGACAATTTAATGCTTATTACAAAACACGATCACATGTGTCTGCATGGCGATGAGGCAACAGAAGAAACAAATAACAAGCGTGTGAAAAATCTCATTGAAAAAGCCAGGCCAAAAGCCAGCGAATGGCACAAGTCGGAAATGGGAAGAGAATGGCACAGACAACACGCGATTAAAGTATATAGCAACCTCGAACCAGTAGAATATACATGCGTCTTTTGTGGCAAAAAGTACAAGACAAAAAAACGATACGGAAAAAGTGAAAACACATTTTGCAGCAATAATTGTAAGGCGGCGTTTCGGCGCGCTTCCGGCGTTGATGATGTCGAAAAGGAATGTAAATATTGTGGAAAAAAATTCTTTACAAACAAGTACGCACCTGCCAAATACTGTCCGGAGCATAGGGATAGAAAGTATCGAGTTTGATGGATATGAAGATGTTTATAATATGGAGGTTGAAGACAATCATAATTTTGCCGTGAATGGCGGAATCATAACACACAACTGTGACGCGATGCGCTACTTCGTGAAGACGATGCACATAGCAGACGAGCCAGAGCCTTATAACCCGATTTGGAACAAGTACTAACAAAGGGGAATGCCAGCCATGGAATACACGTACCAAGACTATCTCGAAGTATTAGAGACCAACAGCGAAACACAACTGATCCAGTTCGTGCTTAACGCGATTCATGAACACAAGCGGTCAGAAAAATACGAAATGGCCGTAATCGCGGACGAGTACTTCCGCCATCTGAACCGCACAATCATTGATTACCAGAAGCTGCTTTATACCGTAAGCGGCAAAGTTGTGCCGGATAACTACTCCGCCAACTACAAACTGTCGAGCAATTTCTTCTTTCAGTTTGTTACCGGCCTGAATCAGTATCTCTTGAGCAACGGCGTCACATGGGGAAACCCGTCCACCGAGAAACGGGTGGGAAAGGACTTCGACAAACAACTGCAGTATGCCGGAGAACGCGCCCTGGTCGGCTCCTGCTCATTTGGTTTCATGAATTATGACCACTTGGAGGTGTTTGGTTTTACCGAGTTCAAGCCGATGTACGACGAGGACAACGGAGCCCTTTGCGCAGGCATCCGATTCTGGCAGTTATCCAACCAGAAACCCCTGCACGCGATTCTGTACGACTCTGACGGCTATACACACTTTGTGTGGAAGGATGGATTTGGCAGCATCAAAGAGCCGAAAACCCCGTACAAGATCACAGCCAGGAAGACCGACGTGGGCGGCGTGGAGAACTTTGACGGTGCCAACTATCCGACCTTTCCGATCGTGCCGTTCTTCGGCATCAATAAGCAATCAGAGCTCGTGGGAAGGCGTGAGCAGATCGACTGCTACGATCTGATCAAGAGCGGCTTTGCAAACACGGTCGACGAGGCCAGCCTTATCTACTGGACTATTACTGGGGCCGCAGGGATGCGGGATATGGACCTGGTGAAGTTCGTGGAGCGCATCAAGACGGTGCACGCGGCCGCTATGGGCGAGGGGCAATCAGCAGAAGCCCACAGCGTAGAGACGCCATACGCGAGCCGTGAGGCGCTTCTGGACCGGCTGCGCAACGATCTCTATGATGATTTCATGGCAGCCGACACCAGGAACGTTGCATCAGGATCCGTTGTCACTGCCCAGATCGAGGCGACGTTCCACAACCTGGACCTGAAAGCGAATCTTTACGAGTTCAATGTCCTGGACTTCATTGACGGGATTTTGAAGGTCCTTGGAATTGACGACGAGGCCAGCTTTACCCGGTCGAAGATCATCAACCAGCAGGAGCAGGTCGGCGTGGTTCTGTCTGCTGCGGACTATCTTGACGATGAATTTGTGACCAGAAAGGTTCTTGATGTTCTTGGAGATGGGGACCAGGCCGACGAGGTACTCAAGCGCAGAGACGCGGAGGACATGGCGCGGATCAGCATCCCAGAAGAGCCGGTTGAGGACACCGAGCCGGAACAGGTCCCACAACAACAGGAGTAATAAAGCATGGCTGACCTCGGACATGAGCTCACCGAAGAGCGGATAAAAGAGATTGAAAAAGAGCTGCAGGAGGAATACACGAAAGCCGCCAGGGAAATCCGCGCAAAGCTCGACGACTACTTCCAGAGATTTCAGTACAAGGATGAAGTATGGCGGCAGTGGGTGTATGACGGCGAAAGAACCGAGGAAGAGTACATTGCATGGCGAAACAGCCAGATGGCTGCCGGCAAGCGTTGGGAAAAGATGAAGGATACCCTTGCCGATGATCTGATGCATGCAAATGATATAGCAATAGATATCACATCCGGCCACATGCCGGAAATATTCTCGCTGAATGGAAACTACTCCATATACAGGGCGGAGCATGAAGCGCATATTGATACCGGCCTGACTCTTTACAACCGTGACGCTGTAAACCGCATTGTGCGGGACAGACCAGACCTGTTCCTCCCGCCTGGGAAAACACTCTCAAAGAAGATCGAAGAAGGAACCGTGAAGCGCTGGGAGCGTCAGCAGATACAGTCCAAAATGATCCAGAGCATCATGCAGGGGAAATCGATTCCAAACATGGCCAGAGACATTGCAGAGAAGACCACAGGCAGCGAGTTCAAGGCGGCAGTTCGGAACGCTCGCACCATGTCCACCAATGCGCAGAACGCGGGCAGGTACGACGCTTACAACAGGCTCACGAAGGCAGGCGTGCAAATCACTCTCGAATGGGCCGCAACCCTGGACAACCGGACAAGGCACTCCCACAGAATGATGCACGGCCAGCGCAGGAACGTCGGAGAGCCATTCGAAGTGGACGGTGTAAAGATTATGTATCCGGCCCAGACGGGAAAATTCATGGCTGTGTCCTCGGTCCCCCAGGAAATGCTGTGGAACTGCTTTTCCGGAGAAAATATTGTTGATTCAGACAGTCAAATAATAAAAAGCTACAAACACATATATTCAGGAGAGCTTATCACGATAGAGACGGCCAGTGGCATAAACTTCACCTGTACTCCGAACCATCCAATATTGACACGTTTCGGATGGATACCTGCGGCAAAGTTTCACAAGGGAGATGACTTGCTCGTAACAAGCACCGTGAATGACAGATTTGCGGGAAGGGATAGAAACATAAATCATGTTCATTCCAGCTTCGAGGCACTCCACGAGTCTCTTTCTAATTTTGGGAGTGTGAATCAACACCCCATGACCGACTTCAATTTCCACGGCGACGTTCCCACATCCGATGTCGAGGTTGTAAGCCAGGAACGGTTGTTGCGGGGTTGTATCGATACCGGCATTAGTCAAAGCTTTTATAAAACCGTCCTCAAAAATACCAATCCGCTTGTTTTTTGCAAGCGCCATCTTATGGCGGGTTTCAGGGGAATTTACATATCCGCGCTTCGCTTCGTGAGCCGCAGACGCAAGGCGCTGTCGCTCTTCTGGCGAGGTGTTTGCCATGCGGACGTACATGGACTCGGAACGGTTACGAATCGGGACGTTGTTCTCCCTGAGTACGCGATAAATAACCTGCCGGCTGAAACCGTTATCAGAAGCCAGCTTCTTGATGGAATGTCCAGCCGTGTATTTATTGATAATATCATCAGTGTTCACAAGCGTTTTTCTACCTGTCATGTTTATAACCTCCAAACAGAAAATGGTTACTATTTCGTTGGAAACAGTATAAACCAAAAAAAGAACAACGGCAATTATATTATTGCAAAAAATTGCAGGTGCACAATTTTGGCATACGTCAAGGGCTTCGAGCACGACACAATCAAACAATCTGACAAGATGGGAGACATGTCCTTTGAAGAATGGCTTGAAGCGAAGGAAAAGCCGGAGCCCATTCTAAGCCAGAAAGAAAAAGGCGATTCCATCAGCGCACAATACAGAAAAGAATATGCAGACGGAAAGAATGTCGGACCAGCGAGGCCGCTGGGAACCAAAAGAAAAAAGGCGAAAAAATGAGGATAGAAGGCATAGTTGACATACAGGACAACTCTGATCTTTTTATTGCTGCGGTTGAAGCGGCTGCGGAAACTGCCCTCGATGCTGCCGGCATGCAGGCCGCGACCTTGGCGGCACGTGAGCTACAGAAAACACCATCGAGAATTGACACCGGCCTGCTTCATAACTCCATCACGTGGGCCGTGGGCGGGAAACCGGCAGCCATATCGAGCTATTCTGCAGACAGGCCGAGCAAATACAATGAGAACGATGTATGGTCTATCTTGCAAGCAGCTCGGACTGGATCATACAGCGGAACAGCTCCGGCAGACACAGAAAAGACCAGAAGCGTTTACGTTGGCACCAACGTGGAGTATGCCATCTATGTCCACGAAGGGACCAAACGCATGGCACCGAACCACTTTTTGAAAAACGCCATATCAAAGAACCGCGGCGAGTTATCAGAAATCATGAAAAGAACATTGCAAAACGGCTGACAATATCATAAAATCGAATGCAGGAGTAATAATGGACAAAAAAATGAATAAATGCGGAAAACCTATTACTTGTACATGCGGAAAAATGATAGCAGTTGAACGATACGGAAAAATCTACGTAAAATGCAACCGCTGTAAGAGAGAGATAGAAGTGATCCGCAAGAGCTCAGAATCCTAAGAGATCAGAAGCCAGATAAACCTAAACGGTGCGTCTGGCTTCTTTTTTTGTCCACAAAACGTCAAAGCGCTGACGGCTCACATGATCGAAGCGCCGATCATGAAAACAAACATTCTCAGCACCAAAGCGCTGGTGTCTCCGGCTGATCGAAGCGACGACAGTCGGCAAAGAAAAAAGGAGGATTATGGCACTTTCAAGAAAACTTCTTAGGGCACTCGGAATTGAAGATGAAAAAGCAGAGCAGATTTTAGATGCTCACAAAGAAACATTAGAGGAAATCCAAGAAGAGCGTGACCGTTACAAGGCCGACGCGGAACAGCTTCCCGGCGTGCAGCAGGAACTTGCCGAACTGAAAGAAGCGGCCGAGCAGAATGCCAACAATCCGTACAAAGCACAGTACGAGAACGTCAAGAAGCAGTTTGACGATTACAAGGCAGAGGTCGAAGCGAAGCAGACAAAAGATGCAAAAACAGCGGCTTACCGGAAACTCCTGGTGGACGCAAAGGTGTCCGAGAAGCTCATTGATTCGATCTTGAAAGTCACTCCCGTTGATGATCTGGAGCTCGAAGAAAGCGGCCAGTTCAAAAACGCGGAAGAGCTTAAAAAGAACATTACAGAACAGTGGGATGGCTTCATCGTCAAAGAAGAGACCCACGGAGCACAGTCATACAACCCGCCCGGCACAGGTGGCGGGGCTGCCGGAGGAAGCGCGGCAAAGAGCCGTGCGGCGATCCTGGCAGAGCAGTACAATGCCTCGCTTTATGGGGCAGCAAACAAGGAGGGTAAATAAATGAGTTTTATCAACCTCAATGACCAGGGGACCGTTTACGCTCCCGGTTACTTCCTCGCACATGAGGAATGTGTAAGAGAAACAAGAGAAATGGCACAGAACAGCACACTTGTTCAGACCGCAGCAGACGGCGCAAAGTATATCCCCATGGGGACCGCATATCCGACAAACGATGGAAACGCGATCGGAATTGTCTATGAGGATGTGGATGTTACAACCGGCAACATGCCCGGATCAGTCGTTACAAAGGGTGTTGTGATCGAGGACAGGCTTGCCATCACCGGCGCAAGCTACAGCTCTGTTACGCCTGAAACAGGCGACAATCCTGCAGAAAAAGGCTGGTATGAGAGAAGTGGATCATCCCCGAACTATGTATACACACTTACAGATGATACTACAGTCACCCAGGGAACAACCTATTACGCCAGGTCGGACGTTCGCCTTGCATCCGCAGCAAAGACGGCGCTGGCGGGTAAGGGATTCACATTCGTAACAGAGCCCGCTGTTACCCGCCCTTACTGATCGGATTTAAAAGGAGGTATTAATTATGCCCAGAATCGCATGGGAAAATGACATTCTTGGCCTTGTGCCCAAAACTGACTGGCTTGACGTTGGTACCATCGTCACCCGTCCGAATGATCCGGTTGATCAGGTAATCGATGATACAAAGACAGATAACCTCGTCGCAGAGTGGGAGTCCCTGGCTGCAGAGTTCCAGATCCCCGTCATGGCACAGTTCCATGGCTTTGATACCGAGGCAAAGACCACCTTCCGCGTGCCGGTTGACCGTCACAACATCGAGAAGGGTCTGATCAAAGTCAAGATCAACCAGTCCGAGAGAATGCGCACGCTGCTGCGCTCCGGCGTGCAGAACGATGATCTGTATGATTACATCATCCGTGATGGTATTCGCCTCTCCGACCAGGTTGTGACCAGGTCCAAGGTCGCCAAGAATGAACTTCTGGCCACCGGCAAAGTGACGATCAAAGAGAACAACCTGAATCTGACTGTTGACTACGGCGTGCCCAACGCCAACACATCACTCACCCTGGATCTTTCCTCTTCCGCGGATATTATCTCGCAGATTCAGACCATCGTTGACAACGCCAAGAATGCAGGCGTCACAATCACCGGAATCTATACCAGCAGCGCCAATATCAACAAAATGCGCCAGAACGCTGGCCTGCAGACAGCTATCAACGGCAACATCGGCGCCGGGTCCATGATCAGAAAGACAGTTATGGAGGAGTTCCTGTCCGAAGAGTTTGGCATCAACACCATCCTGACCAATGATCTGACATACGGCAAAAGCGCGACAGTCGGTGCCAACGGCCGCCCCAACATCACCACCGCGAGATACTTCCCGCAGAACAAGGTGACATTCTTCGCAACAAACCCCGGCGGACGCCTGGGCCGCGGTCTCTGGGGAGACCCGCCTGAGATCGACAACGCGAGATTCTATAGCAACGAGGAGCCTTCCAGTTCTCCTTTCGTGTATGTCACACAGAAGATGGAGTGGGATCCTGCAGTACTGTGGACAAAGGCTTCCGGCCTGTTTATGCCGGTTCTGTTCAATCCGAACAGCCTGTATATTGCCACCGTATCTTCGTAATGATCGAATGAGGAATTGCAATGCTTACTGAACTTTGCCAGTACTTAAAAAACTGGTTTGAACTGGATCGGCTCAGCGGCAAAGTCATTATCACTGACGGCAACATCACTGTCGTCAGTGATAGTTTACTTTACGGAGGAATGGCTTATCCGACGATTCTCCCTGGCCAGTACATACACATCGAAGGGAGCGTATTTAATAACGGCGTTTTCATGTACGGCGAGGACCAGCTTACCAATGAAATCTTTGAAGGGACCGTTTGGCTGATGGGAGTGCCGCAGGCCATCATTGATCTGGATGCAGAAATTACCGAATGGAGACAGAAATACGAGGCTGTCGGAAGCCCGGCAATGAGCCCGTTTAATTCTGAATCATTCAAAGGGTATTCGTACTCAAAAGGGACGGTAAGTAGTGGAGCCGGCGCAGAGAGCGCACTCGGATGGCAGACCGTTTTTTATAACCGTCTTGCACCATGGAGGAAGATATGAGTCTGTTAGATGAAGCAATGGAACCATGCATCATTATGGACAAAGTGACCAGGGACGACGGGTACGGTGGAGTGATCACCGAATACACAGAGGGCGCTCCGTTTTCTGCTGCCATCGTCTTTGATTCCTCGCTTGCTGCAAGGACCGCTTCTGTCCAGGGTGTCACCGATCTGTACACGATCACAACCAGAAAGAACATTGTTCTGCAGGCCCAGGACGTTTTCAAGCGTGTCAGCGACGGAAAAATGCTGCAGGTCACATCCGATGGAGACGACAATGCAACACCCGCTTCCGCGTCTCTCGACATGCGCGTTGTGAGTGCAAAAGAATTCAAATCCAAGAAGAAAGGGTGAGCAATGGATAGTTGGCAGGCTCTACACGCTTTCTGGGCCGGATTTGATGTGCCAGCCTACGACGAGCAGACCGTTTTTGCAGAAGGTGACTCACCGGCTTATCCGCATATCACGTATGAGTCTGCAGCGGGCACAAACGGCAACACAGAGCTGCTCACCGCATCTTTGTGGGACATGATTGACCCAGATGTATCACAGACAGCATCGTGGGCCTGGCTCAAACAGAAAGCGGAAGAAATAAAACATGAAATCGGCTACGGAGGAATAACGATTCAAGTGGAAGGTGGCGGGCTCTGGCTTAAATTGCCAGAATCGTCACCTTTTTCGCGTCCATTGCCATCTGGCGAGGATAACATTCTCCGAATCCAAATGAACATAGAAGTTGATTACATAGGAGGTTTATAAGATGGGAACTTATACAGTTATCCCCCAAAATACTTTCCAGGACATGCAGCTTGATGCAGGTGTTCTGCTGAAACAGTTTGATCCTGCAAATCCAACTGTTGTAAATGCAGACATTATTACCGCCACCACCGGAGGCGTCCAGGCAACCTGTCAGCCGTCGTACAGTGATCTGGCAGAAGACGTGGATAATGTGCCTAATGGAATGATGGAATTCCAGCACAACGACGGCTGGGAATGCACACTTTCCACTACGGCACTTGGTACATCCCCGGAGATGATCCGCATGTCGCTCGGCTGCGCAGATATCGATGGTACAGACACCACAAAGATTGTACCCAGAGCTGATCTGCAGCAGAGCGATTTTATGAGTTCTGTTTGGTGGGTAGGCGATAAGGCAGGAGGTGGCTTTGTTGCCATCGAGCTTAAAAATGTACTTTCCACTGAGGGCTTCAGCCTGCAGACCACAAAGAACGGCAAGGGCCAAACCAGCCTTACCCTTCGCGGCCATGTATCCATTAGTGCGCAGAAGGTGGTTCCCATGGTCTTCTACAGCGTCGCAGGATAAACCGAAACACAGGAACCGTAAAAGGAGGTAGCCAATGAGTAAAAACTTAGCAAACTGTACACCGGATGAATTTCTGGATCAGTCTTTCCTGATCATGAATGCGGCCGAAAAGTTTATGAAAGTAAATGATATTCTTGGAATCCGCAGCCGCAAGGTGGAAGGGCTCCAGGAGATTCCCACAGACAACGAGGAAGAGGCTGAACGGGTCCGCAGGGAAAATGCAAAGAAGATCACGGCGCAGCGCATGAAAAACGTGAAGGATCTTCTCACGTCTATGATGCACACCAACAAGAAAGAGACGCTTGAGCTTCTTGCAATTTCCTGCTTTATCGATCCGGCAGACGTGAACAACTACACAATGCCGTTTTTCCTGCGCAATGTCGGTGAAATGATCTCCAATCCGGACGTGCTTGCTTTTTTTACATCTGCGGCACAGTTGGAGCAGACCGGTATTTTCAGTGCATAACAACAATCCGGCTTGATCTGCTCCCTCGACTCGGAAAGAGCTATATCATCCGGCATTGCACCGAGGAAATACGGAAACAGGCGGAGGATAGGCTCTTCCGGGTTTATCTGACCGATGCATTGAAAGCTGTTGCAGACAATACAGCAGCGCTCCATTCGAAAGGTGTGTCTATTAAAAAGAGATACATAGAAATAATTGATGATGCAAAACCCGCGGGACCGGAAGAAAAACCAAAGGAAACAGCAGAGCAGATCATAAACAGAATTTCAGCAGGCTTAAATGCGCTCGCAAAGAAAGAAGGATCCAGCACAGACGATAACGCTGGTTAACAATGAGGGCGAAATATGGATTTAATGAATCTTGCCGCAAGGCTAACCCTGGATATGAAGGACTACGAGGATACCATCGAAAAGGCTGGTAAATCCGCGCAGTCCTTTTCTAAAAATTTCGGCGGCGCCATCGGAAAGGTCGGCGGCGCAATAAAAACAGTCGCAAAGGCCGGTGCTGTGGCTATTGGTGCTGGCGCAACTGCGGTCGGTTTTCTTACTAAGCAGGCCGTGGAAGGATATGCGGAGTATGAGCAGCTATCCGGTGGCGTTAAGAAGTTGTTCGGTGATGCTGCTGATGATGTAATGGCCTTTGCGAACCAGGCATACAAGACTGCCGGCATGTCCGCAAACCAGTACATGGAACAGGCAACGGGATTTGCCGCTTCTCTGATCAATTCCCTGGGAGGGGACACAAAGGAAGCGGCCCACCTTGCCGACGTAGCAATGCAGGCTATGTCCGACAACGTGAACACGTTTGGAACGGATATGGGAAGCGTGCAATATGCGTTTCAGGGATTCGCAAAGCAGAATTACACGATGCTTGATAACTTAAAGCTCGGCTATGGTGGCACAAAGACCGAGATGGAGCGTCTGATCGCGGACGCAGCAGCGGCCAAAGACGCACAAGAAAAGCTCGGACTTTCTGTCGACGGCACATCAATGTCGTTTGATAACATCGTCAAGGCGATTCAGGTTGTCCAGTACGAGCAAGGTATTGCAGGGACTACGGCAAAAGAGGCAGCAACCACTATTGAAGGCGCTTTTAACATGACAAAGGCGGCATGGGAGAACCTTGTCGCGGGTTTTGCAAATCCTGACGCTGACCTGGGCGCTCTTATGGATAATCTGATCGTGTCGGTTGTCGGTGACAAAGAGGGTGAAGGATTACTAAATCAGCTTATTCCGGCCGTAGAAAGAGCCCTTCAGGGAGTCGGACAGTTTGTACAAAAGGCAGCACCAATCATATCTCAGTACCTTCCCAGACTGATGGAGGCGATTCTGCCCGGCCTGCTCTCTGCAGCGACGTCTCTGATCAGCGGACTCGTAAAGGCGCTCCCGACGCTTATTTCGATTGTGATTCAGCAGATACCTTCGATTGTTTCACAAATTAAGGATGCGGTGGTTGAAGCGGCTCCCATGTTGATCGAGGGCGGGAAACAATTGATGCAGTCGATTTATAACGGATTGACGCAGGAGTTTCCGCAGATTCAACCTGTCCTGGACGGACTCGGTAAAATTTTTGAAACGGCCTTTGATGCAATTGGAAAAGTAGTTGATTTCTTTAAAGAACATTTTGAGACCATCAAAGGCATTGTCGTAGCGGTCGGTGGAGCAATCGCCGCTGTCGGTCTTGTTG